CATCTTTGAAATAAAAACTTATTCTATAGCGTTCATCAGTCGAAGCGGATGAATCTGACCAACGCATACAGAATATGTTTCCATCTCTGCTCATTCTAGCAAATGGAGCATTTCCCATTGATATAACCCCTGTGGTAAAAATTTGTGTAAATGTAGTACCGTTATCTTTCATTACCCATACATAACCTCTTGGGCTTGAATAGAATGATATAAGTAAATTACCATTAGGTGCTAAATAATAGTTCTGTCTACTAAATTCACCATTTGAAGTTGGTATTGAATAATATTCAGTAAAGACATCACCAGTACGCTTATATAGCTTATTTCCTGCGGCAATATAGGTACCATCAGCACTTGCTTGTATCCTATTAATATTCTCTGCTGTAATATCAGCTAAATTAGGCAAAATTGATGAATACCCTGTTCTATTATATACTGTAGCATACGAAGGAGCAGATGAACTACCAGTAGTAACAGCAAGATAAGAGCCTCTTTGACATAACATTACCCATGAACTACCGTTCCACATGTACGCTGTTTCAATTTCAAGTACATTATTTATTTTTGAGTAGACTAATGGCTTTCTATAGTATAAGCTATGCGTTATTGCACCTGATAGTAAACTTACTAACCATTCAGTTACACCTTTGTTATCGGTTATACTGAAGTTTTTGTTTCCTGCACTGGTTGTTAATGTATGCGACATACTATAATTATGGTATACAAAGTCGCCTATTACAAACATAAGAGTACCATTAGCTGTCCCTGCATTAAGAGCTTCAAGTATTTGTATATTAGTAATACTACCGCCTATATCTCTTGCTATCCATATATGTCCATTCTTTTGTGGAGAAGGCTGAGTAGTAGAAAATGTAATAGGAAAATTAAATATAGCTTCTACTCCATTATAAGTACCTGTTATTTTAACCCCATTAACATATGCAGTTTTACCTGACTTAATGTCACTTGCAGTAGCATTGGCATCAGAAGTATAGGTACCATTAAGCCCTAATACGGTTTTACCTTTAGCAATATTAGCTGCAATATAATTGGAATCTGTTACTTTTAGCCAGCCACCAATATTTCCCGGAATACTACTATCTCCGTTAGGGTCATAATAACCTTTTGGTGGTTTAAGATATAAATTTTGTTCAGTAGCATATCTATCTTCTGCTGTCTGATTGTTTCCTCTCCTATCAGGCATACTTCCTGTTATTTTCTGTCCTTTTACATAGGCAGTTTTATTTGTAAGTATCTCAGACGCATTAGCATTAGCATCTTCTGTATCGACTACATTAGAGTCGCCTTGAATATTAAAGATAGTAATGCCTTTTTTAATGTTCTTTGAGATTAGATAAGGGTCGCCTTTTACATATCCTGCCCCATCATGAAACCCTAAACTAATCGGAATATTGTTTGTTCCTGGTGTTATGACTACGGCTCCGTTGTTAGGCATAGTTCCTATTTGCTCTCCGTCATCATTACTAAAAGGTACCCCTGCTAGTACATTGGAAGGAGAAGCTGTTCCGGATGCACTAGCCTTGATAAAAAAACAGTCACCTGCTGCATCATACCAGACAGTGACTGCTTTACCGGCAACAAGATTTGGAGCCTGTGTTGTTCCTGGCTTATACAGAGGCTTCCCATTTATCTTTGTGTCAGCTCCGTTGTTATTTGCAGATACAATAAATGTCTTGCTGCGGCCATCTACAAATTCAATGCCTGTCAGGATAATAGCCGTAGCTGTTCCACCGGCCTTTTCGAATAATGCAGTATTTCCAAGGGCTTTGTCTATCTTATCCAGGTTGGCATTTACGGTATCTATATTGTAATAATCCGTCTGGGCATCCTTAATAAGTTTAAAGTTGGTTGTTTCGGTTGCCATATCTACATCTCTCCTTCCCGCAATGTAGCGTGAGAATAAAAACTTAATTGTCCATGTGAATATGCTGATAATTCAAAATGGGTTCGATACACGAACTCGAATTCATAAGCTAAATGCGCAGGCTTTATTTCCTCTATTGTAAGAGTTAGATCAGCCATATTCGGAGGCATGCCTTTGGTTCCAACAAATTTTATTTTAAATTTATAGTTTGCCGGATCCTCAATTACCTCAACCTCACCATTACTGTACGATCTGGCTGTTGCTTCAATCATTTTCTTTGTTACTGTACCAACACCTCTTATTTTTGCCCGGATGCGTTCTCTGCGGAATTCATTGGATTTACTAACATCCACCTGAATACCATATATTTTTTCATATCTGCTAAGCAAAGATGTGGCCGTATTTACAAAGCATTGGTCGATTGTTTCATTGATACTGGCAACCAATTTGCATATATCTGCAGATAAAATATCCTGCAGCTCTTCCATAGTCTTGTTGCCTCTATAGTAATCCGGCAATAGATCTATCAGCTCCATCTTACACCTCCGTAAGCACAATGGTTCCCAGGATGGGCATCTCACTGTCACATATGGTTATATTCTCTGTGTTATCATTTACCGTCAGATTACTATAATCAGCAACACCAGACACCGACAGCAACAGACTTCCAATCTTGGCATAGCTTATTGTATAGACTTCAAATGTTGCTTTCTTAAAATATTCCGCAATTAAGTCCGAAAATTTTGCCTGAATGTTTTCTAGCGTATCACTTCCGTCAAGTGCCACATTTGCTGATATATTTATTATTCTTTCTCCTGGACTTTCTACTGTCACTGATGCGCCTATCGGCCGGACCGATTCTATGTAATCATAAACTTTACCAGGCAGCTCCGTATCTATTTCCATGTTCTCATCTACAACGAGAACCTTTACAGTACCAGGCCCATTCCAGAGGGGGAATACCTTGGCATCACCGCATCCAGGTACCTCAAGGGCCCATTTTTTATAATCATATATATTTCCACTAGTGGAGCTGGAGCGTACCTGGTTGAAGAACCTCGTCCGAAGATTTTCGTCAGTCTCCTCATCTTCTCCAGAAACAATAATATCCGTCAGTGCGGCAGTAACACCTGATATGTTATCTATATTTTCAAGCTGTCCATTGTATCGATTACCTATACTTCCAAGCTGCTCACACTGTGCCTTATATTCAGTGTCAGAAATTTTCTCTATCACCTCATATGTTGTATCGTTGAGCCCCCACCTGGTACCAGTTATATCAATCATCCCTGTAGTTTCAATCTTTCTGATAGCATAGGTAGCAGGTTTTCGTGTTATGCCATAATCAGCAACCACTCTGTCAAGATATTCTCCCACAGCAGTATCTCCTGATACTAAATCCAAAAATGCATCAAGCATAAAATAAGCCTCTGCCAACTTATATGCTGCAGGGGCCAAGGCATCAAATATAATTGAGCCTTCTCTTTTATCTACATCAGAAGGAACCTTACTTAACATATCATTCAAAATATTTTCAAATGTCATACTCTCCCACATCAGATATTCACCTCCTTGGTGATTGTGGTTGTTCCATATATGCTAATCACATCAAAAGTGCATGTTAGCTCATCACCTGCTCTGGTAAATTGAAAATTGTCAACACTGATAATTCGTTCATCCTGCAGCAGACACTCCTTAATTCTCCTCTTAAGTTCAACCTGCACATAGACAGGATCCTTTCCGATCAGGTCATCCAGTTCTATTCCATAATTAAAGCTATATATGGGATACTCATACTTCTCAGTACTAAGCACCTTATATATAGCTTGCTGTAATGCATTAAAGCCATCAATAAAACCTTGTATTTTGTCTGGGGTAAATTTATAGGTTTTAGTAGTCTCTATTTCATTTACTAATTCAAAATCGGTATCAAATCCCTGTGGAATCACTCGTGGATCACCTCCAGAATGTAGAATTGCTGACCGCCATGGTTGCGAAGCAACCGTACTTTCTGGCCGGCTACAACTGTATTTTTTAGATTACCGACAATTAACTCATTAGGAATTACAAGTCTATCATTTACCCGGATACCTCCATCTATAACTTCACCAATAGTAAAGCTGCAGAGCTTTTCATTGTTCAAGTAGTTCCGTATAATATCCTTAATCTCTCTAACCATTACTACAAAGCCACCTCAATCTGCATGGTATGTACAGGTATAAAATTATGGGTTACAGACCTGACTATAAGTCTTTTCTCCAGTTCTATGTCTTTAATCTGTCCAAAAAAACTGCTCCCCGCTCTAATCCGTGTGTCACCCAAACAATCAAGCGACAATTTTTCAGTTTCACGGTTATATAGTTTTAAAAGCGTATCCGCTTTAGACTTGGCCTGAGAAGCATTCTTATTTTCCATTATCTCAAAATATTGCAATAGACCATATTTTTTTATAGACTCTTCACTTTTGGTCGTAACAAAATATCCTACAGTATTTTTATCCTCACCCTTAACATATATTTTGATTTGATTGTAAAAATCCTCATCTATGGAATTTGTATATTCAAAGTCATATGCAAGGCTTGTATCTCCAAGCATCAAATCAAGCTTAAGGTCATTGATATTTCTTAAGCAAATCAGTCCTCCTTCATCACGGAGGCAATACCAAATCCCTTTATTTTGCAATGTTTCTTTTATGGAGTCATAAATAATATCAAGCCAAGTCCTATCATCATGAGTTTTAGTCGGTAATACGTATTTTACATCAGCCAGATATCCAGCTTTCAGATTAAAATAATTACACATCCTCTTAACCAGTCCTGTTAATGTATCTCCCTGAACTACAATAGTATCTTTTGCTTTGGCATATCTGAGTTGGTCGTATGCTGTTACTTTAGTTTCATTTTTCTGGTTGTGACTATGCTTGAATACAAACCCCTTGAATACCAGGTTTCCGTGTGTAAATTTAACTTTATTAGCATTTTCTATTTTTGGATCTCCTCCAGTATAACTAAATTCTAACTTACTACAGCCATCATTTAGCTTCTCGGTATAAGTTATGGAGTTTACCAATTGAGTGATATCGTATATTTTTTTGTCATTACTTACTATAAGCTCCATATAAATCACCTCGCTCCAAAACCGGCTATAACACTTTCGAAATTATTGCCATTGGCTGCTGCAAAGGCCGCAGCCATTTTCTCAAGCTCTTTCTTCTTGCTTTCTGTAAGTTTTGAACTGCTAGGAAGAGGGGAGTTATATTTACTAAATTCGTTTTTATCCGGAATTTTGAGTCTCCAGCCAATCTTTAACAGAGCGGGAGTTTTTATTTTATCCTTATTGGCATGAAATATTATGTTACACTTTGAACCGTCACCGTAATACTTTTTAGCAAGCCCCCAAAGCGAATCCCCCGATACAACAATGTGATATCCGGAGCTTTTAGGATTAGTTGACTCCTTTGCAGCTTGCTTCTTTTTTGCCTTATTGTTTGTGCCTTTAACGATTTCAGCAACACCGACACCAAATTCCCTGTACTCTAATAGTTTAAAGCTAATGTACTTATCGCCCTCTTCTCCGGCCTTCTCGGTTGTGGTAAGATCCTCAATCAATACATATGTACTGACGTCATTTGCATCATCAATT